AAGTTTGTACCTGCGCAAGACACATTCATGCGCGCCGCATCTTCGCCCTACTGGGACGGATATGGATCTCAAAAAGTACTGTATTACAATGATATCTTTCAAACCACCGACGCCACAATCAATCAAGGTGTTGCAATGGAACTAATTTCCTGCGCACAAGTTGTCCCTATGCCGCTTAATTGCGCGCGTATCGAGAAGAAAGATAACATGTTCTTTTCTTCGGAAATTGTCGTTGCTGATTGCAACATTTTCCCAACTGACACCATGCTTAAATCTTTGATCACTGAACCAGACGCCTTGCGCAGACGGTTCGCATTCCAAATTGAAGTGAATCTCAAACCTGAATGGTCGATCAATGGGAAGTTTGATACCAGGAGGGCAACACGGCCATTTGAATATGACGCATACGATTTTAAAGTAGTAGAAACCAATCGGAATGAAACCACACTGTGTAATTGGAAAGAATTGATTCGGAAATTATCAAAAGCCTGGGCCGTACATCGCGGTGTCCAGCGTCGTAACGTAACTGAAGATGATTGTGGCATTGACGCCGATTTTATCCAAGCATACAATGATGAATTTACATGGGTAGCTCCTCCATACGTCGAAGGCCTGCAAGCCGAAGTTGGACCAAGTGTCGCCTACTTTCCTCGAAATGAGTTTGAGGAACGTTACGGAGACGAAGACGACACGTGTGTCTACCAGCCTGGAGACGGAGAAGAACCACCTTGGTGGATCACCCAAAAATTTCGAGAAATTTATGTACATTGCTATAACAAATTCCATTCGTCAGTTAATTTCTTTCAAATTCTCGCATTACTTGCTTCAATCAAACTTAGGACCAGAACAGCAGCTGATCAATTTTTACTTTCCGCGCGGCAACAAATTCGGCGTACGCAGAAATTTCTGAATCGCCATCGAACCATGTTTGCCATTGTTGGGTGTGCCGCGGCTCTTGGAACCCTTTTGGTGTTTGCCAAGAAGTTGTGGGCTATGGCCTTCCCGGCTCCAGCTGACCTTCCTGAAGGCCACTACCCGGGTGATCAAGCACGTGGTTTCCGCAAGAAGGCGCGGAACACGACCAACCTTGAAGGCTCTGCCTCGGTTGGTATTCCGAAGGAATATCGGTACCTTGATCATGACCACATTGGACTTCCCACTGTTGGGCGCACTGAGCATACG